AATAATGACGTGACTCTCAATTGCAGTCCCATCGTCATCGTCACCACCGACTGACCTAACATACCCATCCCCGCCAGCAAGCAAAAGCTTGCCTTTGTGCTGGCAAACCGCCAATGGAGAGTGGTTATCTTGAAGCCTTACGGGCCACCAAGCCTCAGCAGCCAGCTCGTAGACCCAATGGGTATCACTGCCACCTGAAGTTTTTAAGTAGACATGAATTGCATTTCTTGCCTTTTCAAAACCCATTAAAACAGTTGTCGTGGCTGTGTTTACATTCCTAAGCTCATTCGGAATCTGAGTCTCAGATAAAGGTGAAAAATCCGAACCGTCTATTGCTACTTTGTAAACACCGTCTTCAGAAAGAAAGAAAACAGTATTTTCAGCTTTACACCAAGCACGAGAAGATATTATCCCTGTGCTTTCCGAGATGCGTTGCAACTGACCTGTAGCTGGATCTCCCCTAAGAACCCACAAGCTTCTGGAGCTTCCCATTAGCATGTAGTTATCTTTGCAAGGAATCATAGCAGTAGGAAGTGGTCCAAGTTGTCCACCGAAAGCCAGCTGCCACATTATCGCACGACTTGAATCACTAACATCGCGACCATAGTCCCAGTTTGAGTAATCCCCCAGCTTGGAACAATAAATCGCATTGTCATCACCCGACAAGATCAGCCGGTCCCTGTAAATAGCACCAAACGTACACCCAGTGGGTACAGTTCCAGCACTGCCAATAATCGTATCGACTTTGCCTGTTTTGGGGTCAAGCCTTGTAATTCCAGCTGGCGTTACAGCAAGAACTTTTTGCTGGCCCGTCAATAAGAAACCACTACTTGGAGCGGAGGTAGATCCTGAAAGAATTCTGTTTCCTGAAATGTCTGTCAAAATATCACTTCCCGAGTCAGCACCTAAATAGCCAACCGGAGTCGCAACAACACCGCCAGTCACAGTTTTTATTGAGGAATCAACCATCGCAAACAAAACCTCTGTCGCCCCAGTAGAGCTAGAGAGATTTATGGATGCTAAATCGCTGATCGTTGCCCCCAGGTCACTGGAAACAAACTTAGTTAACCCAGGCCGACTGCCACCTCGCAAACGTCGATCAATATTGTCCTGAAGGCGTACATTTACAGCCCAAGGGCATGGGTAACTCCCACGCTTTGGATTCCGTCTTTCGGCCATACGCCGATTAACGCCCTCATTAGGAAAATGGAGATCAAGAGTTCGCAATTTAGCATCCTTAAGATAGTGCTACACTTCCAGTGTTTGCCAGAATTTCCCAGCGATAAACGCCAGCCGTGGCAGTCTCAACGCTGACCATGTCAAGCAGGTCGCCTACATCTGCAAAAACAGCAGTAGTGTTTCCCGCTACATTCAATCCGTTTGCGGCTGTTACCGTGCAGTCGCCGTTATCAACTCGCATGCGAACAGTCGCTCGCAAGCCACTGCCAACAGGATCGGCCAGTGTCCGAGTTTCTGTCCCTGCGGTTTCCAATTCGACAATTCCACCGAAACGATCAATGCCAATGATACTCGCATCGCCACCATCTAAAAGTTGCAATGGGGCCTTTGCCATGTCGTGTGCTGCTCTGTGTCCACTCATTTTCTTTTCCTTACTTGTTTTTCAAGCTAACCTTAATAACACCTGCTGCATCTCCAACAGCTTTAAGACCAACAGCACCAACTAGGTCCCGTGGAATTGGGTATGCCCCGTTTGCCGCAACCGTTTGCACAGTTGCAACATAAGTTAAAGGAGTAACTCCTTGGTTTACAGTGTGCTTGGCAGGCTCGTATTCTCCCGCAAGCGCATCAGACGCAAGCCATGTTAGTGAACTTATTGACGATCCGTTTGGGATGTACACCATTCCGGAAATAAATTCCCCAAAACCAATAGCATCACTGCTACTTCCGTCAGCGTCTGTTCCAATTTGATATGATTGTGATATTGAGAAATTTGCCATAGTTTTTAGTCGTAGTAAACGACTCCCTCGTATGAGTGAATTGCGTTGCCAACCCGCCGACCATTGTGATAAAGGTCGGCACATTCTGAATTATCTGAATTGTACCCCAAAAAATCAGCCGAAAACGCATTTGCGTCATGATCTATTGCTTGGATTAGCAATTGCTGGAATTCCTTTTGATGTATCTGCGTGTCTTCTATAAATCGCTTTTCGGCAACCGCCAGACATGACTCCAGAAACACTTCTGCCATTGCAGAACCGCCCAAAGGGTACTTGTCTGTATTGTCGATCATTGCCGGACGAACCATGTACCTTCCGTAGAATGTATATGAGCCGTTCGGCGAAGGATGAAACGTAATCTGCCACCTCTGCCCAGTTGCCGCAACAAATTGTTTTGGCTGAACAGCTGCATACAACGGCCTATCTGTTTCATTGTAAATCTGCTTTTTGCCCCTCAACATTGGAGGAGAAACCAAAACAATAGAAGGCCACAGCGTGTTGTCACCTGTCTTGTAGTGCAAGTTTCCGTCAAAGTTCCCATCAAACCCAGCTGGCAGATCGTAAGACGGCCTGCTTAAGCTGTATGTTGCTCCAGCTGCGTTTGAAACAGCTAGATCATCGAGAGTTACTTGTGTATCCGAATCCCTTGTTTTGACTGTGTAAATCTGACTTCCAATATGCAATTCGCCTTCGTCGGCCCAGCTAGGCCAAACACCACCTGACAACGTAACAACACCCAAGGCTATTTCAATTGTCCCAGTGTCATAGGCTGCGGTCGTTACAATTTTTGCTTCAGGTCGCATCCATGACCAAGTGTAAGTCGATCCAGCTTCCCGCTGCGGATAATAAACCTGTCTTAAGCCAGATTTGATTATCGAATCAACTCGATCTTCTTCTATTGAAGACCAAGAGCTTTGCGTTCTTCCAATGCCAAGCAAATCGCCAACTTCAGCAGCTATTTCGGTATAACTGATTGTCATCTCAGTCGCAGATGCACCTGAAACTGGTGTGCCGTCATTTAGTATTGGCATAGTTATTTCCTAAAAGTGAGCCTCCCTTGGAGATGGAAGGAACTGCAAGGGAGGCTCTGGAGAAACGGTCACAAACCGTTAATCTGTCGGGTAAGCTACCTGAGCAGCCGCAAAAGTTCTGATGTCCAGAGTTTTGTCATCAGCATGACCACCTTTAATTACAAAGGTTGGACAAAGACCTTCACCATCTGGGAAGGTTGCATCATCAATGTCTGTCGAAACAATTGGATTTGCATCCTTAGCAACAGCCATTGTTGTGCGATCACCAGTACCCCAATACAAGTCAATCTTTTTGGTTTGTGGCAAATACCGCATTCCAAAGACGTACCAAGTATCGGCAGCAATTGTTGCAAAGTCAGTTTCGTGGGTAATCAACCCACCACCGGCTTTTTGGTAAACCATGTCCACGCCAGTTGTGTCAGCATGAGCATGGAACAAACCAATTAGGTCAACATCAGCAGGGGCAGCACCGTTGTCGGCAATCAAATCGCCGTCAAGTGCTTGTGCTGAAGCCAAACCGATGAAAAACGCACCATCATCTGCGGTCACGGAGTTAACTCGGAAATGGCATTCAAGAACCAATTCCTTAACGTCAGCCGCCGTGTCAGAGATGATAAAAGGTTCGCCACCGCCACCTAGCTGGACTTCAGCAGCACCGTTGTCAGCCGAAGCCAACATTCGCATTCCAGCACCGCCAGCGTATTGAGCTTGTGCCAGTCCGTTAATTGTTGACGCAGCATCAGTAAATGCCCTTGCTCCTGATCCAGCAACAGTGTTTGTTGAACTTGCTGCTGCATAAGGAGAAGCGGCAGGATCAAGCTGACAACCGATTCCTACGTTTGAATCCTTACGAATGAGAATCTCATCCGCTGGAAAGTTTTTCCAAAGATCGAAGGTTAAGCCTCGACCGTTTTGGTTTTCATGTTTGTTTAAGAGTTGCATCTTATTTCCCTCGTGTATTTATTGAAATTTGAAAATCAAACGTCCTGGCTGCTTAATTAAGCAACGTAAAAGACGAAACCACCTTGGCGACGATCGTAACAAACAAAGTTGCCCCAGTTGTCCATGTGTCGCTCCCGAACGGTGTGCTGATTTGCAGCCTTAACCGGCGGGTGCTTGATCATGTTTCGACCAGTTTTGAAGTAGTATTCAAACTTCTTCCAGTTAATTCCGTAGAACGGAGCTTGAGAATCATAAGCTTCAGAACTGGAATCAGTAATCGCAGGACACCAATCAACAGGGTTTCCTTTGATCAATACATTTCCAGCCCACTTTGCAACATCAGCCCCAAGATTGTCGTTGCCTGCTTGAAGCAATCGACGCATTGTTGCCAACACTGAATGAACAGTCACAAACTCATAATCAGGTGCGCCACCACCAATTTCAGCATAGCTTCTTGGAGCTTTGAAATAGGTGAAGTCGCAAGCGTTAACAACCTTTTCGATAAGATCGTCTCGGCTTACCTGCTTGTAGGTTCCACTGTAGTTTTTCCAACGGTCGTAGGTGCTGCAATCAACACTTCCAGCACCGTTAGCCCAACCACCAGGGTTTCCACCAGTAAATCCAAGAGTTGCATTTTTCTGCAACCAGAATGGAATACCCGCAGGCGGCATTGGATCAAGCGAGCTTGACGATGGAGCCGTCCACATTGCAGTTTCCATTAGCTCAAAGAAATCATTGTAAAGCCCTTGCTCAAGCAATTGCATTTCGCGAATGATTGTCTCGGGACCGCTTTGGAAATTTTCTTCGTCAATGTCGTAAATGTAATTTACGGTTTGCTTTGACCATTCTTGCTTTCCGTTAGTCATTACGTTTCGACGATTAGTGTCGTCAACGGCAAACAAACCAGAGTGCTTCGCAGTACCTTGGTTTTTGGTTCGCAGTTTCCATTCCAAGCGTGCGCCACCGCGTTCGGCTTTTTTCTTGGACTCAAAAACACGACCGGCGAACTTGTATTCCTGCAAAGGCATGGAAAGATCGACCCAAGCGTCTTTTTTGAACTTATTAAGTGTTAATTCGACAAAATCGTCGATTTGATGATGGTATAGAGCCATGTCTAAAAATCCTTATTATTAGCCGTTCTCAGACTCAAAATCTTTAAAGGCTTGGATCAACTCAGGATGTTTTTCAATAGGACCATCGTATGCTTTGTTAGAAGAACGACGACTACTTCCAGTTATCCTGCTTTGTTGCCTTTTGACCTTTTTCGTTAAATCACGGCGAGTTTTCTTTTTAATTTCATCTGCAAACTCTAAATTTAAAGCTCGCAAAACAATCCCTCGATTGACGCTTTTGCCTTTAACAGACTTTCCACGGGCCTCCATGATGTTGTAGATCTCTTTGTACTCTTCAAACAATCTGGACCGCTGCTCTCGCTCCTCTGGTTTTAGGTCTTCAGAATTGCCGAATAGTTCTTCGTATCCAAGACTATCAACAAGATTGTCAAAATCTGACAAAACATTGCCTTGGTACGAATCATTTAATCGGTTTTCTAATTCCTTGATCTTAGCATCGCGAGCATTTAAAACTTCAATCAATCTTTCATCAAATTCATCAGGATCAAGCGATGGCAATTCTTCGGGAGATTTAGCAAACTTGCCATTCTCTCGATGTTGTTCATCAATTTGCTCCTGCTTTGCTTCTTTCTGCCGGAAAATTTCATCAGCTTTTAAAGCATCCTCTTGCTCTTGTCCTGGCTGAACTCGTCTTTTAATCTCTCGATCCATAAGCCGGACGTGCCGCTCAAGCTCTTCAGGCCCTGAAAATTCAGAAATATCTTCTTCTGAATACCCAACGCTTTCTATCAACTCACGCATTTCGTCCGTTTCCGTCCAGCCGCCATCAAGCTTGGATTGGTCATCAAGCTTGGATTCACCATCACCAACAGCATCAGCCGGTGGATCTGTTTCTTTTGCTGCAACCAATTGCAGCTCTTTATTCATTTCATTCATCACCTTGTCGATAGCTTCACCAGCAGCTTTTTCGTCAAGGACTCCATCTTCGCTAATCAATTGTTCTGTTTTTGGTGGTACTTTCGTTTCAGCCATATTTTCCATCTCCTAATTGTTTTCACCGCAGTAATCGCCGTATCCGGCATCATTATCTCTGCATCCTCTCAATTTTAACACTTCATTCCTAGCTTTTCGACTTTCAAGTACAAGATTTCCGTTTTCTTTGTGAATAGCACCAACAATGCCGGCATCTTTGTACATTTGATTAAATTCTGCGACCTGAGAGCGATGAACACCGATGCTCGTCGATTCAAGTGGGTTAGCTTGGCTAATTGCGTTATTTACGGCAGGAACGTGAAAAACGTCACTTTTGTTTTTCTTGAAATTTGGCTTTACTTTTTCAAAAACGGTCCTAAATCCCTTGCTTGTTTTGTACGTTTGCTTCTGGGTCATGCTACTGGCCTCGATAATGCTTGCATTTGGTTTTGTGTCGCATTGCCATAAGCACTTTGCTGCAATGCTTGATTTCTCGCTTGTGGGCTTCCCCCAGTTGGGACATTTTTCCTAATTGAGGTATGGGATGTGTTTCTTGGCCCCATTTGGCCTTGATCTTGCCCAGCACCCATCATGTCTTGCTGGTTATTTCCAAAGGTAATTACATTTTCCAACTCGGGGATCTGTAAATACTCTGCGTAAACACGAGTCAATGACTCAACGTCAATATCGCCACCTTGGGCCTGAATCATTGGATACATGCCCTCAAGACGCTCCATAGCTCTTTCGAGCTTAGATATTTTTGCTTCATCAGACTCGTATTGGGTAGAGCCTGGGCTTATGTCAAAGTTGTATTGCCAAAAATCACCCTCCCTGTGTTCGGGAGTCCAAGAGCTGTCTACCATAAGACCAGAGCCTGGGACCGCTTCGGCTTGTCCTGGAATTGACAAAAACTCGTCAGCCCACATCATGTGGCCTATTTTGCCCATTATACTTGCGGTAAAAGCGTGAACACGTTGCTGCATCTTTGCTTCTTTTCGGGAGACAGCTGCGTGTATCAATTCTTCTTGACCAACTGTTGCTGTCTGCGCTCCCAAGCCAGCCATCGCCGACAAATTACCTGCTTGCCGGTCAAACAAATCCATGACCCCAATTGAGAACGCTACGTTTTCTTGAGCTACACCGCCTTGCTGGATGATGTTTACGCCGGAAGGATCTTTGACCTTTACCCATTCTCCGTCTGAAGCTTTCTTGAGACGATTTGCATCATCTTGGGCATCCGGCCTGTAAGCTGGGTTTGTCTTTTGACGTTTTGCTTGACGAGCCTGTTTTCTTAGCAATCCATTGTAAAGCCGATGTAAAGCAAAAAGATTTGACATTGGCGAAGAAGGTAAAACATTGTCCGGAACATCGGAAAAGCTAAGCATATCAAAAGGACCACCCTCTGGTCCGCTCCAAGGCAAAACCACAAGCGGCTTAGTCATTCTGTGTCTGGGGAATGTAGCAATTGCTTGGAGATCTGGTAACCAAACATCAACAAGATCGACCATTGGTTCGTATTCATCGTCGTCTGTAAGACTCCCAGTCGATATGTCGTTTGCTTGCTCGTCATCGCGGTCGTGCTTTGAAGACGGAGACAT